GTAATACTCCATCGCAAGTCTGCGCTGGTCAGAAATTTCATCGTCAAAACCGAGAGCTTGCGTTATCTCAGAGTCTATTCTTGCTTTCAGTTCATCCATACGCGGTTTCCATTACAGTGCCGGGTCAACAGATTTGGGAATAAGGCCGTAACCTTCTGGCATTTTTGAAAGTTCAGCCGGACCAAAATCATCACTGTAGGTTGAGTAACCTAAACTCTCTAAGTAATCTGTATAGTCCGACATTTGATCCACATACTCCGAATATTTTTTATCGTAAACCGCTATATCTTTGGCGTACTGATCGGCAGCCTCTTGTGCAGCTTCTTCCCAAGTTTTAGTCCAATCCTTCGTTACAGGATCGTAATACTTGCTCTCTGTCGGTAAATCAGCGTAAGTGTATGAACCTGAAGCAGCGTCAAGATCAATCGGAGAATAATGTGGGTCATTTTTAGCGTCGGCCCACCAATCTGAGCCTCCTAAAGCGAGATAATCTCTTGCCGTGTTATCTACAAATATTCCCTGGTTAGCAAGCCTTACCTCTCTACCTGATCCCGCATCAGGGCCGGTTGAGAAACCGTAACCACCCTTTTCAAAATTGAATCTCGCCATATTCGGATCGGCGTCGGCAGAAGGAGTCCAGTAATCTTGGATAAATGCGGATGTAGGACTTAATCGCACACTCCTTGCAGGTAATCCACCCCACGGTTTATGGGGTTCCATTGGGAAAAGAACACTTGCTAAAGCCGCATTGCCGGTTGAGGGCGGTCCCTTAGTAGTTCCCGGATCAGTTTTTACAGGGACAGTGGGAGAAGTTTGACCAGTTACAGGAGACTTAGGAGGAGGCTGTTGTCCTGTTGTTGGTACTGTTGGCTTACTCAGCAAACCAGGCGTAATGGGACGGGGCCACCCGGATACACCAGCTATATATTCATACCCCGATTCCGGCATGAAAGATGGGGCGAGTCCTCCAACATAAAAATCCTCGTCGTCCTCTAAAATTCTTCCCTGATTCATATTATTCCTAGCTGCGGGTACTTAATATCCTCGTCCCAAATCGGGTCTTTTCCTTGTGTTGCGAATCTTAGGGACATGACTGCATAACGAGTGCTAGACATAAGATCATCCCGTAGCGGTACGATCTTTCCCTCTTTTCTGTGATACATCCTGAATTCCTCCCACCAATCTACAAGGGGGGCGAATACCTTAAATTGTTCTTTTTCCATCCTTTGCAACATATCCATAATGCCGACTTCTATGGAGTTACCCCCCTTCTTCTCTCCCAAAGCAGGAGGGTTTTCAAAATGAAACGGGAGTAAGTTGCAGCCTAGCGTCCGATACTGCTCCGCAAGGCCCGGATTGCCCATCGAGTCTTTTCTGTGACCATCGTGAGGCCAGACGATATTCCACGGACCTCTTGTGTTAATTGTTGCCGCATGAACGTGTGGCGGGGCTTTGCTTTGTCGATAGGTGTCATAAACGTATACGCAGTCTTCGTCCCTGTCCCACGCCACCCATACGACAGCCGTAGGGTGATCCCAGCCAAAATCTATCGCCGCTATGCGGGGCCAAGACTCAGGTATGGAAAAGGGTTCTACAATCAGTTCAGATTCATTTACCGGGAAGACAAGACCACTTCCGATAGAGGGTCTTCCGTTCTTCCGCATCTCCCTCTCATGGGGAGAGTAAGCAGAGAGAATCTGGGCCATAATGTTTTCGTCCAAATGCCCCGGATTACCATTCTTAGTGGTTATCCTTTCGGACGCATCATCCCAAGTAGCGTTATCCAGAGACTGTCCGGGTTGGAGGTTGTTCATAAACCCCGCAACTGTCTCCGTCATCCCCTGCTCCGGGGTGAAGGTCATATACACCATCCCCCGTCTATCTAAAGTACGAGTGACAGCTTGGGAATAAAGCTCTCTACTCGGCTCCTCATCTAGCCAAATGCAATCTACAGATCTCCCCTGCCATTTCTCCACCCCCATCTCATAGGCTTTAAAAAAGAGAGAAGAGTTACTGCCGGACTTATGTTTTACCAAGTACGACGGATTTGGCGTTTGGGACTCCGGGTTTTCTTTCGCTTTTTACTAAACAGTCTTTCGGGATAGAACCTGTACCCCATGCCTCTGGGTCATCCGGAGAGCCTAAAAGTTCTGCCTGTACGATATCCCTGGTGGTTTCGTTACTTACTCCACCACACCACGCGGTTATCGGACGTTTATAAACTCTCCCCTTCCACCAGTCCGGATATATCCCGGTAAGGTGATAGGCCATCTCCATAGCCCCACAGAAGGATTTTCCAATTCTGTTAGCAGCCATGAGTAACCGTTGGTTAGCTTGGCTTCCAGTCTCATGGAATCTCTGCTGGTAGGGATAAGGGTCGTAAGCGTAAAGCCGCTCAAACCTCTCCCGATTTTTTATAACCCTCGCTATTTCTACCGCTCTATTTACTTCTGCGAGGTTCACTCTTTTTTCTTCTTCTTTCGCTTAATACCCTTGCTAAAGTTCTCGGCGTAGGTATTGGCATCCCACAGTGTCGGGAATGTCAGATAGTCCTGTTTCTGCATTGCCTCCCGATATGCTTGTTCTTCTCCAAGCCTTTCCAGAAACCCCGGTGAGCGTAACCGGATTTGGGGGTACATAATGGCTTCCGTATTTTCCCCTGGCGTGTATTGGTACGGAGGAGTGCTGATATCCCCCGTCGGGTGAGTTGCGCTGTAGATCGTCTGCGGATACCCGGTTTCAGGATGCTCAAGGTACATCTGGTTTATATATGGGGATTGGGTCTGACCCATCGCCCGTTGCCACCAGAACGGCATAATGGAACCATTCACTGCAACCGTTGATCCCCCATCAGGTCATTTAATTCAGCTACAAGCTCTTCCGTAGACTTGTCATCATAAGTAACGGTCTGTTCCACCCTGTCCGTAGGCTTGTACCCCGCACGGTCCAGAATGTCCTTATTCGCCTGTAATCTCACGGTTTCTGACTCTGCACTGTTTGCCAGATCCACCAGGTTTTTAACAGACGTTGCCGCATGATGTGCTATCGCCGTCCTCGTTTCCTGGTCTATTTCAGCAGACAACTGCTTCCGCAATTTAGGCCCATTTACCTCTGCCGTAGCTGCCGAATACCCAGCCATAATCGCTGATTTTTTAGCGTTCCCCGTCATAACGTAGAACTCTACAAACTTCTGCTGTTTTTCTGTTCTGATCATAAAATTAGCAATCACTTATAAAGGGTATTTTCCCCCCCCAGTGAGTGGGCAGGACATATGTGTGTATTTATTTTTACGCGAGGGGGTCGCCCCCCCCTGCCCGGATGCACGAATCGGACCCCTACCGGGGACATTTACGGGGACAATGCCCTGTTTATCCTTATATCCCAGTGTCTGTGACTCCCCGTAGAGGAGCCATCAGGGATTACTTATTCCTGGAGCAAGGTGTATAAGCTGCACTATCGAGCTTGGGAAGACCGTGTGTGTGCGTGTGAGGGACATAATTTCACAGGACACGTTTCCTGCTTACCTTCATTAGGGCGCATAACTCGCAGGATATGACGAAACTGTAAGTACCCCATAGACGGTTCTCTGTCCTTATATGTCTCTCTCTATACCTGTACATATATAGAAGGCTAGAAGCTTAGTTTGGTCTAGATTTAACCTTATCTTTCCGGGCGAAAAAATTAGCAATCCTGATGCAATTAGACTGTCCGTTATATTGTGCAATCGGTCTTTTTCTGCTATTTTGGCGCCTTCTGTAAACAACACGGAGAGAGATAAATGTTAAACGACACAAACAAAGTCTATACCGCACAGAGTACCGACACGGACGCTATAGCTATCCAGACCCTCAAGCTGGGTACACATAGAGGCAACAGACGTATCTGGTTAGATCACTCTGAATATTTGTCTGCTGCTGGGTTTCTTCCCGGCGCGACATATACCGCCGATTATGTGCAGGGGGTAAATGCAGTATCTAACGGAATGATCGTTTTGCGTTTAAACCCTGAGGGCAAAACCAAAGTCAGCAAGAAAACAAAAGGCGGTAAGCTGCATCCGGTTATAGATATAAATAGCAAAAAGATTGGCGAAGTGTTTCCGGCTGCTGAAAATATCATTGTCACTTATCAAAACACGCAGATCACCATAGAGGCGGCGCAATGATTAAACACGTTACGATAGAAAAAACCTTTATCGACGATTTTAGAAAATCTTGGTCCTGTTTAGCCGTGCCGGAAAATGTCACACATATAGAAGCGGCTTTTGAAAGTAAAACCGGGGATCTGGTCGATTACGATTTTTATAACGGCGCAGACGTTTTTGTTTCCCGCCGAGAAGATAGCGAATCCGGTATTTCAGAATTGCTAGATTCAGCGCGGGATAACGCAAGCTGCGGCGAATATCCAGATGGTCTCATCGCTAAACATTTTTGGATAGCTGAATAGATTTTTACGTTTTGACTGTCCGTTTTATTAACCAATTAGAGACGTTTATAAATGTCCGTTTTTGCCTATTCTCTGAGTAGGCAAGCGCGGGCAATAAGGCCCGAATAGCGGAGAAACAATATGTACATAGAAGAAAACGTGATTGCAGATATCACGGATCAAATTATCAACGTGCGCGATTTTTGCGGTAACGAAAAGCAAGCGGCGTTGGATTCACTGTCTGACGATTACGGCATTACTGGCGCAGCTGCGGAGAAGGCATACCGCATTTCAAATTTTCGCGCCAATGCAATTTGGAACGGATACAAAAAAGCGGCCGGAGTAGCGGCCCAATACACATTTTAATAGCGGAGAGAGAAAATGATTATTCCCAACAAAGCTGAAAAAACTCTTAAAAAAGTCTGTTCAAAACCATCAGACCACCGGGTACAGCTGCACCACTGCGAACTGGACGCGGACAGAGGTTATTTGTGGGCTACTAACGGACATATTGCTGCCCGTTTAAAGGTCGTGACAGATGATAGCGACACCAGCGGTCCGATATCGCAGGACAGTATTACCGCCGCGGTAGCGGTTGCAAAAAACCGTAATGGAGCTACACCTAAACCGATA